GTGATGACCTTTGATTTTTGAGGGCCTGTACAATCGTCAAGCTCCATATAGTCTGGGTTGCAGTGTACGCAAACGCTTTTGCCGCAATCTACGCAAAATACGCCATTATGGAATCCAGCCTCCCAGGCCCATTCATTGATATTGCCATTTTCATCTCTTTCCCAATTGTGCTTCATGCGTCCTCCTCTCCCTCCGGCGGCCCATCCCAGGCCGTCCAGTACCTATTATACAACTCCATTGCAAACGGCTTGATGTGCTTGCAGTACAGATATCCATCCCTGCACCCTTCTGCAATCTCCAGGCCGCCCCATTGGAGCTGGGCTATCCCTGCTCCCTCAATGTAGATTGCGGTCTCCTGGGTGATGGATTCCAGCTCTGCGCGGGTGTATTGCTGTCTCATGGCGATACCTCCGGCGGGCGGCGTACTATATGCCACACGCTTCCCTTTTTCGTAAAATGCAGATACTTATATTCCCGTTCCCCACGCTCTATCCGAGCTGCGGGTTTGCCGCATTTTTGGCAAAATATGCTGTAATTTAATCCGGCGGTCTGCATCCCGCCTTTTCCACTGCCGCTCATGCCTCTCCCTCCGGCGGGCGGCGGTAGGCGAGCCATGTTTGGCCGTATAGTTCTCTATTTCCATAATCGTACTGGTCAAACGCCGACACAAACAAAGCCTTAATATCGTCAACGGTATGCACTAACACCCAGCAACTTTCCCCATCTTCCAGCTCGACGATATATACAGGCTTTTCCACCATATTGCCCAGCTCATTCCATGTCAGCGGCTCGTTCGGCGGGGTGAGGGTGGGCAAGTGCTCCACTAGATACTCCGCAAGCCATTCTGCAAAACTTCCGGTTTCCGGGTCTGTACGCTTGGCTTTTATGATGAGGTCAAGCATCGTTTGCTTGTCAATCGCTCTTTTCATCTTTCAGCGTCTCCAATCTCTTCCCCTGTCTGTCCTTCGCCACTGGGGTTATAGGGCGACCACAATTGGGGCAGTAGTGCATATTTCCAGATACATCAATAGGCCCTTCAAAAGGTCCATAAAACTGAACCTCTCCAATTGCTAAACCTGCGTCTTTGCAAGCTTCGCACCCCGGCCACACCCGCTCCACCTGCTCCCGTCTGACGGGGCGGAGGGCGGAGAGGGCCAGCGTAAATGCGTCCCTGATTACCGATTCCCCAGGATACATCTTCCTGGCTGTTTCCAGGATCTTAATCGCTTCTTCCCGCGTCATGGCTGGGCCTCCTCCCCGTTGCCGAGGGACAGCTTACCACCCTGGTAGAGTTGATAGAGCGTCCTGCCTCGTCCATCGGTCAGATAGGGCAGGAATACCTCGTCAATCTGCACCTGCCCGGCCTCAACAATCGCCATCTGGGCCATAATCCAGTTCTGGACGTTGCGCCAAGCGGTTCGTTCTGCCTGCCCCGGCGCCGCCTTGACCTTTTGCCGGGCAAATACCGCCCGAACACCGTCCACATTGGCCGGGAGAAGAAACCCCCGCAGGCCTTCCGGCGTTTGAATGCCAAATGTTACGCCGGTCGGGTTCCCGGCTCCGTCATAGTCCACCATGACCTTCCGCGCCCCGTGGCTGGCAAGCGCACCCTGTATTTCTCCCAGGCTTTTGTAAACATCTATTGTGGTCGTATAGTTCTTAATCGCCATTTCCCATGCCCTCCAGCATCTCCATCTCCTTCGCGCTCAGAATCGGCGCGCGGGTGTTCCAGGCGGTAATTGCCTCATCTTTGTGGGCGTTGTAGTAGTCGTTGTCAAAACTCACCACAGCCCCGCACTTTCTGCACCTGAAAAAATTCAGGCCACCAAAACCAATTACTCTCCGCACTTCTCCCTTACAGAATGGACACGGCAGCAGCACCCCCGCATCCGTCAGCCGCTTGGCCGCCTCTTGATTGCCAAGCAGGGCGCGCGTCTTATCGTCCACCGTTTGGCACCTCCTTGGCTGCTTTCCAGCGCTCTTTTTTGCTGCACGTCCCGCCGGCCGCATCACAAATGCTCTTGGATGAGCAGCGCACACATGGCCCATCCCTAAAAACCTGCTGCATATACGTCATAGTAGTCGATACAGTGTATCCGGTGGCCTGGGCTATCGTCTCCGGCCCATGCCCGTCCAGTGCCATGCGCTCCAGCAAATCGCGGGACGGCTTTGGCTTTTTCGCCCTGGTATGCAGGAGGCAGCCAACTCTTTTCGGGTTGCAGTCCGGCAGCGGGCACTGTCCACAGATTGCCGCCTCCTCCGCGTCCCGCTCCGTGATATTGCGCTCCACAATCGGCTCCATCGCGTCCAGGCTACGCCAGGGCGCCACCGCTCCGCTGATGCCGTAGGGGTCCCTGGTGATCATATCAGCACCCCATCTAACGCCTTGCTTAGTACATCCGCATTTTCCAAAGTACGATTCTTTCTATATTGACTTTGTGCGAACTCAACATACTTAATAATGTTTGACCAGTGCTGCCCTAGTTCCTTCCATTGTTTCATGGATTCATTTGCTATATTATATTGATACGTCATTTTCCCCTTATCAGAAATCGCCCGTTCTCTGGTTATAGATCCCGCTCTAATACTTGCATACATGCTGGACAAAAAACGGAACGCAAGCTGATCTGGAAGAGATAAACCGTCCGGCATGGGGGCCCCTTGCTCAGCTTCTCTTTCAAATGGAAATATCATAGCCTCTCCTTTGTAACACTAAGTAACCGTTTTGTAACACGTCTGGTGTTACGCTATAAACATTGCGCCGCAACGGATTGGAGGAACTGTAACACCTGTAACACCTATTTTTTAACTTTGAATTTTTTTAAAAAGTGCGTACGCAATTTTTTTATTTTATGGAAACATATCAAAAAGGGTGTTACAAGGTGTTACGGTGTTACAACTTCGAATTCCCAATTACGGCAATAGTTCCTCTACGTTTTCCTCAAAATCATTCAAATAATTGTCCATTTTGAGCCAAATACAACGTGAAACTCGCCCGTTAATCCGTTTTGTTCGGGTCATTTTCCCATCTTTACCCGGAAGAATTAGGTTGTTGTTTTTCGCCCATCCGAGGAAAGCAGAGGCATTGTAACCCTCGTCTTGAAGGATCTGGTCGAATTTGGAACGAATGATATAAGCGTAATCATCGTCCAGATCGCCCCACACTTCGCCCTGGTGGGCGTCCGCACCCGGCGAGAATCTGGATTGGTTGATGTTAATGAAGTCATATAGGTATTGCAGTGCGCGGGCGTTTTGGTTGACGGTCTCTTTTGATACCAGATATGGCCGGATATCGTCTGGCTGAAGGAGAACGCCATCTTGGAAGATCCACTCCTCTGATAGCCTGTCAGCGGCCAGTATAAGGGCCGCAGATGCCGTCTGCTTGTCCATAGTGTCACCGGTCTTAATGGCCTTTTGTAAGTCCTCCTGGAGCTTCTGGACGCGCTCTATCACGCCATCCTCCATCAGGTGATCTACAAACTCCCGCCCAGCGAAGCCGTAGTTGGCGTACAGGCTGGTGGCGGTCTTTTTCGGCTCATCAAAGAGTTTGGTATCGTGGCAGTCCACCTCGATTGTCCGGTTGACTGCCCCCTCTCCACTATTGGCGGAAATGATGGGAAATTCGCCTGTGGTGATGACGCAGTTCCTCCAGGTAGGTGTCTTTTGGAGGCCTCCCTGCTTCCGGCCACGGGCCCGTCCCACACCTTCTGATAACTGATAGATCATCCGGTCGAAGTCCTTCCGGTTGTCCTTGACCAGTTGGAGCTCGTCAATGATGAGGGGCAGGGAATTGCAGAACGCCGCTCCCAGTTCCTTCCCCACCTCCGTGGCGTTGAAGGTCTGGATGTAAACGCCGATCTCTGGATTGGCCCACACGCTGGCGGCCAGAACCAGGCTCAGGCTCTTTCCGGTTTCCGATCCGCCCCACAGGTGTACAAAAAATGGTAGGCAACGGCACGGTCCCACCAGAACAGAGGCGAAGGAAGCGGCTAGAACGATACGGGCGATCACGTTACCGGGGGTTTTGCCTGACCGGACAGCTCTCGCGCAGTCCAGCCAGGCCTCCCGGCTCCCATGCTCCTGGATGCTCTCAAAACGAGTGCGGTAGGTTTCCTCTCCATCAAAGACCAGCTCTTCCTCATATGGCGAGAAGCCATATTCCTCAATCCATCCCAGCCGCCCCACGCTGGATACCTCCGGGATCAGGTCATAATTGAGCTGCTCCACATCAGCCAGATATCGTACAAGGGCCTTGCCGGTCTCACTGTTGACCATGATTCCATACTTGGAGAGTCCGATGATAGAGCGGCTGTCGGAAATTACGTTGCGATCCACAATCACAATGTCCCACCGACGGCTAAGCCGGTATGCAAGCATAACCTTGTGCTCCCGCGTATCTACGTTTACCAACCGCTGAACCGGCATGATGGGGTGGTAGCAGGCCACGACCTCAAAGCCCATCTTGTCGGTGCCGTAAATTCCGGTGTCTGTGGCCGTCCATCCACCGCAATCTAACTCCAACGCTTGACCGGTAAAGTCTGTCCTGTTGAACCCAGGCGCTACAGATCCGCTGACTGTCTCCAAATATGCCTTAAACAGCGCAGCTAAATTCCGAACACCAACAGTTTGCGCTTGGGCCGACATGCGGCCAAGAAGTTGCTTCAACTCAAATTTATTTTCTTTGTGGGCGTATAAATACTCAAATGGTTCTGTGCTTGTCAAGTAGTCGTCTCTTGTGTAAGCTGGAATTTCTTCCACTCTTTCTTGCCTCCCTTCTCTATAAACTCGTCAAGCCAATACCGGATGTATGGGAGGCGCTTGACGGCCTCAACATATAACGGATGGAAGTATGCGCGATTTACTGTTTTGACCGGTTGGAAGACTTCCTGCGCCTCTTCCCAGTATCTCATTTCTGAAATCATTCGCTGGAAATTGGCCTCTGCTTGCTCCTTGCCCCACTGCTCAACTTTCCGTTCCTCCAAGATTTTAGAACGTTCAGACCTGTTTGGTTTTTTGCTGGATATCCCCAGATGGAAATCCGCGTTAAGTCTGAGGACGGCCTGCTGAAAGTTCAAGTTGAACAGCAGCATCACAAAATCAATTACACTGCCATGAGCGCCACATCCGAAACAATGGAAGCCTCCGATGCCATCGTAGATTTTTAGGCTGGCTGTATGATCCCCAGTGTGGAACGGGCAGGATATAAACCCTGACCGCCCCACCTGAAAACCATAAAATTCGGCGACCTGCTGCATCGTAACCAGAGATTTGATTTCATCCGCAATCTTCATCCGGAATGGCCTCCAGCCGTTCTTTCAGCTCTCGGAATAAAATGTCATGAATGAGCCTCCCGCTTGTCTGCGAGGCGCAGAAAAGAATCTGGCAATTGTAGCGGGCAAGCCATGCTTGCATACTGGCTACCAAAGACGCGGACGACATCCGGCTCCGGTAATCTCCTTTGTACGCCTTTTCCCAATCTGCGTTTTCCACCAGCATGTATAACTTTGCTCCGGATTCTTTGGCGCGTTCAAATTCCCGTGTAAATCTGCTGCGGTCTCTTCCATAACAAGCACATAGTTCATCTAAGTCCATCTTTCGCTCAATAGCAACTTGGTCTCTCAGATCTATGACATTGCATTTTGTGGAGTAATCCCCGAAAGAGAGGGCAACCCTCTCAATCGGGACTCCGATTTGCTTCATGCGCCGCCTGGCGCTTGGCGTATCCTGTTCCCTTGTATCGACTAGAACCGTCATGCTACTGAGGGCCGCGTTCACGTTGCACGGGTGCATTAGTTCATTACCCAGGGAAGGTCTTTATCTTCCTCATTTGAAAGGTCAGTGAACCCGGCGGGCGTTTTGTTAGACAAGGGCTTGTCCTTGGGAGTCCTATACTTATTGGCCCGGATGCTTTCAATGTCTGTAACGGCACAGCATTCAGTAGTCCAACCAGTCTGTCCGTTGTACTCCCACTCCTTGTTTCGGAAAAGGACACCGATCAGCTTATCTTTCAGGACAGATTCATTCCAATCCCAGTGGTAGCCATTGTTGCTTGCCTCAAATGACCAGATCACATTTCCAAGAGTCCGCTTGCTCCAGGAGTCCTTTTCAGAGCCGTCATCTTTGGGAAGATACATGCGGTAGATTCCGCGCCACTTTTTGTCCTCTCGGTTTTGCTCAGAATAGTCCTTCTGGAAGAATCCTCTGTAATCGCCCTCGATTACATCGAAATAAATAATAAGGCGATCCCCATAATCTGTAGTTTCGACTACTGCTGCATTTACCTTCGCCACATATCCGCCGGCAGGGATAATTTCACGGGCTTTGTTGGGAGCGGCCTTTACATCAGAATACTGTCTCATTTGTGTTCCTCCTCATTTTTCAATGGGGACAAGCCCCAGTAATCACGGATTGCGCTGTCAACCATCTTCAAGTCATTATCAATCAGGTTTTCAGAGAACATGCCCATTGGTGACTTGACCGTATCGGCTCCGTTTGTATGTGTGGAAAACTGGTATTTCCCGTCGGTTACGACTGTCTTTAGCACTACAGTAAACAGCCCTTCCAGGGTGACCTTTTCGTCCAGCAGTTTACCAATAGTCTTGAATTTCTCGTTCCCGTTCTGGTCAAGGTCTACATGACCCATGAAATAAATTACTTTGTCATCGGGGAGTCGGATCGCTGTTTGAATCAACGTCCAAAAGTTCAGTGCCATATCCGTGAACTTCTGGTAGCCGGTCGTTTTAGCTCCACGCATAAATTCATTGGTCATCAGATATGTAGCGTCGTCAATTACAATCGCTTTGGCAGGGGCAGTCCTAATTGCTGTGTCGATTTTCATGTAGTCGTCACAGTTGTATGTCTTGATTTTTGTCTTGAATGGAAGCGGTTTCCCGCTGACATTGACTACACAAACCTCGTCAGTCAGAAAGTTACGCAGACTGGTAGATTTTCCTGACCCACTCTGTCCATATACCATCACTGGGATCCCCATTCTGTTTCTCCTTCCTCTAAAATAACCGGGCATTCATTTCCCCGTGTCTCTAACGGGAACGGGAGGTATTCACCAGTGAATAAGCAGCGGTGCCGCCGTAGACTTTCGTCGTATCGGACATACGGACACCATCTGCAACAAACATCCCCATTGGGATAGTGAACCAACACCGTTGCTTTCCCTGTTTTATAAAAGGTCACGCAATTTCCAGAGGCTTTCAAATATATCTCACCACCTCTACCTGCATTTCATAGGCAAGCAAAACCGGGTCGTCTTCCAGCATTGCCTTAATAGCATCTTTGAAACAATCCAGACAAATCCATTGTCCATCCCACTGGAAGATTGGCTCGTCACTCCAAACCTCTCCGTCACACCGTTCACAATGTGAAACCGGAGGGCGGGCCTGCGCATCAGGATTCTGTATCGGGTTCATAACTGAATGTTACCTCCTGTAACTTGAATTCCACATAAGGAGCGGCCTGCCGAATGATTTCAGAAACGATATAGGCCTTTGTGAGTCCAGAGCACCTTTGTAGGGAAGCTACGACATCATTCGCATCCTTCTGTAATCGCACCAATTCACACTTGCTTTCTGGTGCAGGATATGTTTTAATAATGATAGGTTTCATTTTATTCTCCTTTTTGCCGCCCTCTGGTCTCGCACACCGGGGAGCGGCGCTTTTTATTCGTAAATAACGGCCTCCGCCCGTGTAATAAAGTGATGAATGCCAGTGGAGCACTCGTTCCATCGGTTATCGTCGAAATCAGTCACCTCAACGGTTTCGCCTATGGCATAAACAAAGTTCGGATCATAATTGCTCTTTACCTGGCCGCCAGCAGGATTTCCGTTGATATCTGTGATACTCAATACCTTGGCCTTACTGGCGCGGCATTTTCGGCTAGTAGCGGAGGACCGGCGTGCATCTGCGGGGATTTCCAACTCCACAACAAGGCCACTTGCCTTTTTATAGCCAATATAAGAGCCGGATTCCGGACATTGCAACGGATAGAACACCGTATAAATATTCCACATCATTTGATCTATAGATGCCTCGCGCAGGTTGGCATTGCTCAGGTTGGCATCGCGCAGGTTGGCACCGAACAGGTCGGCACCGCGCAGGTTGGCACCGCGCAGGTTGGCACCGAACAGGTCGGCACCGCGCAGGTTGGCACCGCGCAGGTTGGCACCGAACAGGTTGGCACCGCGCAGGTTGGCACCGCGCAGGTTGGCACCGAACAGGTTGGCATTGCTCAGGTTGGCACCGCGCAGGTTGGCACCGAACAGGTTGGCATTGCTCAGGTTGGCATTGCTCAGGTCGGCATTGCGCAGGTCGGCATCGCGCAGGTTGGCACCGAACAGGTTGGCATCGCGCAGGTTGGCACCGAACAGGTTGGCATTGCTCAGGTCGGCATTGCGCAGGTCGGCACGGCTGCCGCCCTCTCCATTCAGCCAAAGGAGATGCTCGTCCAAAATCTTTTTTAAGTCCATTTTGCTCCCTCCTCAATGTGGGATTTCTATGACCGCCCACACATCGTCGATGCTCTCCGCGCCCTCCAGTCCGGTGATCTGGATGGTGAGCGGGCCGGTGGGCGTGGGGGACGGGGTGGTGGTTGCCGCCGGGGTCTCAATGGCTGGCTGCTCCGGTTCCTGGTTCCAGACAATTTCGATCAGTGCAACCAGCGCCAACAAAAAGAATAGGTATACGGTAGTCACGATCAGTTGCTTTTTCATAGGCTAACCGCCACCAGAACAGCCAGCACCAGCGCCGCTCCGGCAATCACCGCCAGTTGCACCCGCTGGGCCACCGCCTGCGCCTGCTGTACCCGGCGGCGGTAGGCCCGGTAGCTGTATGCTTTTGCGCGCCTGTCGCGCTCGTCTCTGGTTTTGCTCATCCTGCGCCCCCTCCTTCCATCCAACGAATAAATGCTCGCCTTGGTATCCGAGTCCGGGTTCCCTGCACGCTGACCGGGAATCCTAAAGCTTCCGGGTCAGTTCTGGCCTGCACGCTGATGTAATATGGGTCGCATCGGATCACCTTCGCCACAATAGCAGGAGTGAGCATCTCCCTGTCCATGGCTTTTATCTCTTCCAATGTCATTGCTGTCACTGTTTTTCCTCCCTTCCCCCGTCAGGGGCGCTTTTTGTTGTCCTCCCCTCCTTGCCGTGGTATACTGGGCGCGGAAGGGGGTGAAATTATGTCTTGCAAAGGTTTTCGCTATGAGTACAAGTTAACCTCGCACGATATTCTTGAATATGAAGCCGTAAACTTTGCCTACACGCAGGCCGGATGGAAAGACCTCGGTGCACCTCCTGGAGAAGGTTTCCCGGAGTCTATCATCTTTGAATGGGAAAAGGATGGGACTCCGTTGTACCCCGCAGTCAACTGGCCCCCGCTTTAACCCCTGCGATGTAGATATTGTGGTCGCTATCCTCGATGATTGCCGTCATCGCTGGATTGGCGGCCACAATGTCTTTGAAGTCGTTTTCATCAGAAAATATTACAATCAGATTGAACCCCGCCGGGGAAAAACCCATAGATGGTCCCACCGTCCTCACCCCCTTCACCTCCCGCCCCATCAGGTGCGGGCTTTATTGTCCGGTTTATTGGACTTGCTCTGTGGTATCTTGAATCTGTCCAGAAACAAGTCTCCCAAGAGCGGCGTTCAGCTTTTCCTCCGCGCCCTTTGGCTCCTTGTGTCCGTTAAGTACAACACTGAGATACTTTGGGTTCCAGCCGACCTCAGCGGCAAGCTGCTTGGCTGTGACTCCGGCCAGGTGCATCTCGCCCAGCAGGTCAGCAGTCCACTTTGCAGGCATACCATTGTCACCTTCTTTCTGTTCTGGTAGAATAGCCTCACGAGGAGGTGTTTCAGATGTTTATTCAACTCATTTCTTTTATCCACAATCTTTCTTTGAGTGACTTAGTGGATATTGCAGGCGTCCTTGGCTTTGTTATGTCACTGTTCGGATTGGTTTGTACGTGGCACAGGAACCGAAAGCGATTGCATATTTCGATCCTTGACATTAAGTCCTTCAATGACGTTACTTTTTTGCGGATAATATTTGAAAACAAATCCAGACTCCCGATTGCTATTACCAGGGTCGCCCTCCTTCTGAACGGGAAAATAATTGACTGCACCCCAAACCCAACTATTGTGTATGAAGAAGTCCGGCGTGATGCAAAGAAAGAAATCATTGGAACCGATGTAGAAAAATCATATCCGCTTCCCATCCAGCTTTCCGAACTTGGGGCGATCAGCGGTCTGGTTCTCTTTGAGCGGCTTCAAGAACTTCCAGAAGATTCCGCCACAAATCTGACTTTTCTAATTGCAACCAATCGGGGTAAGGCATTTCAAAGGACACTTGAACTACCTGTGGGGTGGGCTTCCCGAAGAAACCCATTTTGACCGTGTACCCCTCCCTCACCCCCTTCATTTCCACCAATTCCGTCCACCTCCTTTTAGTGAAGAATACGAAAGTTGCCTTTTTGATATAAGGATGTTGACTTAGGTTATCTTTCATGATACTATGTTGTTGCCGACAAACAGAACAGAAAGATGACTTAAGTTGCTCCATGAGCTTATTATACGATAACCATGGTTGCCTGTCAATGGCAGAAAGCAACTTCAGTGGCTTTCTATGTTTTAACCAAACTAGGAGGTTGCTTTTCGTGTTTTTTGATAGGTTTGAAGATTTGTGCAAGCAAAAGGGCGTTTCTAAGCAAAGAGCCTGTATAGACTGCGGGCTGAGTCGTACCGCTTGGAACAAATGGAAAGCGGGAGCCATCCCTAACGGAGATGCCGTACAATCTCTTGCCGACTATTTCGGCGTCACCACTGATTACCTCCTGACTGGAGAAGAAACAAAAAAAGCGCCCACCCAAGAGGGTGAGCGCAAAGTCAGCGACGATGATATTAAATTTGCTTTGTGGGGAACAAGGGAGATAGACGATGATGTCCTCGACCGCGTTAGACAGTTCGCAAAATTTGCCCAAGAAAACGAAAAAAATAAATAATGTAGTTGAACTGTACGAGTATGCCGAACAGCAGGGGTATGATGTTTATTGGTACAATTTAGACTGCGACGGGCTTGAAAGTATATCTGTTATGCGAGTATCGGATTGCAAATGCTTTATTGCGATTGACCCCTTTACCCTTTTGTCCGATGCCGATGAACTAGTGAAGGGCCTGCATGAAATTGGGCATTGTGATACAGGGGCCTTCTATAATGAGTATGCCACCTGCGATATTCGGAAAAAGCATGAGAACCGTGCGGATAAACGAGCCATTGAACTGCGCTTGTCCGCTGATGATCTGGATCAAGCCGTGGCTGATGGACATACAGATCTGTGGGATTTAGCTGAACATTTTGGGGTCACTGAGGAATTTATGAGGAAAGCTGTCTGCTGGTACACACATGGGAATCTTGCAACAGAGTTGTATTTTTAGCATTAAAGCCGTGAAACGGAATAATAGAAAGGGAGAATGGGGAAATGGCCGGAAAAAATCTGTTTTGGTATATGGACGGTCTTGGATCTCTGTCTGAAATCATGTTTCGGATTTATATTGATGGGGACTATCTCTGCCTGGACAATGTGAAGCCGCATATGATCGGAGGGGACAAGGTGCTTCAACAGTACAAAATCAAGACCGAGGATATTCTTGACCTAGGAATCGTGAAGGTTTCGGAACTCAAGAAGCAGTCTGTTGTGGGGCGTGGCGTTGTCGGTGGACTGCTATTTGGGCCGGTTGGTGCTGTTCTAGGCGGAATGAGCGCTACTGGGAAGCAGAAAATCAAGTCTACACTTGCCATCTGCTATCTGCCTTCATCTGGTGACGATCCAAAAACTATCGTGTTCAATGCAGAGCCCCCGTCTTGGGGGGGACAGAACATTTCCTCCGCAACCAAAATGAAAAACGAACTTGCGAAGCGACCTAAGTCTGAGCGTGTAGTGCGATATCTGGGGCAAATCGTCAATGAGGACGGAAGCATTACATTATGACCACTAGTGTCAACCAATGACTTTCAGGAGGTTTACACATGTTAGACGAAAAAGATTTACAGTCCATCCAGACCATGATTGACGCATCCATTCGGGCGTCCGAGAAGCGCATGATCGCCTATTTTGACACGGATGTCATGCCGAAGTTTGACTTGCTGGCGGAGGGCCTGCAAGACGTGCAGGCAAAACTCACCCCCATGACCAGAATCGAGGCCATAGAGGACGACGTGGCTCTCTTGAAACAGGTGATCCGCTCCATGAGCAAGGAGCTGGCCGAGCTGAAAAAAGCGCAATAAAAATACCGCCCCCGGTGCTGGAACACCAGGGACGGCTCACATAGAGGGCAGTAAGTTTTGACGGGCCTACTGCCCTCTTATTCTATCAAGAATAGGAGAGATTTGCAAGTGAAATGCAGAAAATGCAGGGCAGAGATACCGGACGGGAGCCGGTATTGTCTGCGTTGCGGGGTCCCGCAACAGGTAAATCAAGCCACCAAATCCAGAGGCAACGGGACCGGCTCCGTGTTTAAGCGCGGCGGTACCTGGACAGCCGTCCGCGTGCTCGGCTACACTTCCGAAGAGGTGGAGGTAGACGGGCAGAAGCGCAAAAAGCTGCACAAAACCACTCGCAGCAAGGGCGGATTCCGAACCAAAAAAGAGGCCCTGGAATATTTGCCCCAGCTCGGTATGCCGGCACGCAAAAAGGCGCCCACTTGGGCCGCACTCTACGACGCATGGAAGCCCACCCACCGGGCTGGGAAAAGCACTATGGACTGCTACGCCGCCGCCGAGAAATGGTTCCGACCAATCTGGCCACTGCGTTTTGACGAGGTTGATATTGACGACCTGCAAGAATGCCTGGATGACTGCCCCAAGGGAAAGCGCACCCGGGAGAACATGAAGGCGCTGGCAGGGCTGCTCTATAAGTACGCCATCCCCCGTCATCTGGCAGATCTCAATCTGGGCCAGTACCTCATCGTTGGCGCCGGAGACACCAGCGAGAAGCAGGCACTGCCGGAAGACGCTCTGGAGGCCATCAGGAGCGCCGTAGGGCGCGTCCAGGGCGCGGACTACATCCTGGCGCAGTGTTACCTGGGATTCCGGCCCAGCGAGCTGCTGGCCCTAGACGCGGCCAGCTATGACCGAAAAGAGCGGGCTTTTGTGGGAGGCGCCAAGACTGATGCTGGCCGGGATCGGGTGGTGACCGTATCGCCCAAAATCCAACCCATCATTGACCGGCTTACCGCAGACAAGATCGGCGGCCCTGTGTTCTGCGGCCCCGGGGGCCGTACTATGACAATCGAGCAGTATCGGGCCATGTTCTATAGCGCTTTGGATGCCTGCGGGGTGGATAATCCCCTGGAGGGGCCAGAAGGAGCCAAGCGGCACCGGTACACCCCGCATTCATGCCGGCACACGTTTGCCACCCTCATGAAGCGGGTGGACGGTGCCGACAAGGACAAGCTGGAGCTCATCGGGCACACTTCAAATGAGATGCTACGGCACTATCAGGACGTATCTCTGGAGGATCTCCGCAAAATAACAGACGCCCTCTAAGTCGTGAGCAATACGTGAGCAATAGCCTTATTTTTTATGTCTGATTAGGCAATTATTTTTTTGATGTCAGAAAGCAAGAGAAAAGCCCCGGAGCCTTACGGCCCCAGGGCTTTTCTTTTTGTTAAGTTGGTCCGAGTGACTGGATTCGAACCAGCGGCCTCTTGAACCCCATTCATACTATACGCATTGTGGCACAATAGATTGCGTGATTTTGTAAGCAATACGTGAGCAATAGGAGGATTTTACGAAAACGGAATTTATGTGGGGCCGTTGCTGTCATCCTTGTTGCCCAGCTTGTCCCCGGCACCGTCCACGGTGGACTCCAGCGCGGCGATGGCCTTGCGGAGCCAGGCGGGCACGGGGGCGCCGAGGGAACCGGCGTTCTCCACGAGGGAGCCCAGCTCGGTCATGATGTACCAGACGAGCACCAGCACGGTGAGGAACACCGTATAGTCGAAGGGCAGCGTCAGGGCGGGGACGTTGGCCAGGATGAGGCCGATCACTCCGTCCAGGATAGCGGCCACCAGGACGGCCACCGCTTCCCCTAGCTTGTGCCACAGGCCGTCCCTGGCCACCTTGGACGACCAATCCCCCGCCCGCAGGGCGGCCGCGGTGCCGGTGGCGTAGTCCAGCAGCATACAGACCACCCAGGCCACCACCAGCCAGCCGAACCAGCCCCACAGGGCGGTCAGGCAGCCGAGCACGGCCGCGATGGTGCCTTTAATCCCGTTGATGTGCTCCATGTCACTCGTCCTCCCTTACATAGTCGGCCATCTTGCCGATGAGCGCCTGGACGTTGGCGGCGGAGTAGTTCCCGGCTTTCCAGTAGTCGGGCTGGTCGATAATGCCGACATTAGCCAGCGTGTCCACGTCGGTGTCCAACTTGGATACATTCGCCGTCTCTCCCCGGCAGAGCGCCAGGAACGCCTCCCAGGCCCCGGCGGTGGCCCGGATGGTCTTGGGACAGTCCTTGCCGTTCCAGTGGTTGTGCTGTACCACCCGGTCAATGGAGATGCCGTGCTCCTCCATGAGCAGGCGCACCAGGGCAGCCGCGTTGGCTTTAGCCGCCTCAAAGTCCCCTCCGGCGTTGACGCAGATCTCGATGCCGATGCTGGTGGTGTTGCCCGGCCCGGCCTTGCCGTCCCCGGCATGGTAGGCCGTCTCGTAGTCGGGCAGATGCTGGACAATGGCGTGGTCGTCCACGGTGTAGTGCCAGCTCACCATATCGCGCTCCCCGGCGTCGCTGTCCAGATAGGCCCCGTGGGCCGCGGCGTCGGCGCCCTTGGCCGCGTTGCCGGTCTCGTGGATGGTGATGTACTTGCAGGGATTGCTGCCTCCGGGCCGATTATCCGCCCCTGGGGCGATAAGGTGCGTCTGGATGGCGAGGCCCGTGTCCGTGACCCGCTGGGGGCCCTCCACGGCCTCCAGATAGGCCAGGGACACCCAGCCCTTATCCGTCCTGCCCCAGCCGTCCCGGACCTCCAGTACGTCCACCACCGTGCCCATGGGGTACGCCCCCGCCTTGCCGTAACTGGTGCCGGGGCCGCTGCGGATGTTGACGCCGATGGAGGGCGTCACGGTGTACTTGCCCATACTCTCCTCCTTGTCCGGCGGCTGCTGGCCGCCCTCCGTCGTCCAGATACACAGATAACCCTTGACCCGCTTGCCGTTGCTGATGCGCTGGCCGTCCCCAAAGTCGCAGTTTGAGGAGCTGCCCGCGTCCAGTCCCAGGGCCCGCAGGTTGGCCGCCTGGTCGTACCGGCAGCCGATGCTCACCAGCTCGTCCCGCAGCGCCTCGGGGGTCTTGGCATCGCGGGTGCCGTCGCCGGAGCAGTACAGGATCACCCGTGCCCCGGCCAGCAGGACGGCGGAGCGGCCCCGGGTGTCCCCGTACTCCGGGGAGTAGCTGAGGGCCTTACCCGGCCCCCTGGTGGGCGTCAGCAGCTCCACGCCGCTGAGGTAGGAAGCCCCGCCGTTGTCGGGTAAGATGTCCAGGCGGATGTCGGCGCCCTTGTCCCAGGTCAGCCCCCAGCCGTTCCAGCCGGCGGCCGCTTTGACTGTGCCGTCGATCTTGAGATTGCCCACCGGGCGGCCCGTGATCGTGTCGTAAAACCAGGAATTGAGAATGTACTGGCACCCGCAGGCGGCCTTGACCTGCTCCATAGACCGCCCCCCGGCCTCCACCAGGGCGGCGCGGGTGATGTCCGCCCTGGTGATGACCGCTATGTACTTACTCATGGTCGCTGGGCTTCTCGCCGTTGATGGGGCCGGGGTCGGCGGCGTTCTCCATCAGCTCAATCATGCCCTGATAGTCCTTTGCATTCCACAGGGCGGCCAGGGCCTTGACGTTACCCTGGCGCTTTCTGATCCAGGCGTTAAATTCGTCGTTTTCCGCGGCCAGATCTACGCCGTCGCCCAGGGCTGCCCAGTCAGGCCGGAAGGCCGCGGGCAGATTTTCCGCGCCGATGTCCACCGCCCTGCCGTGGCGGATGTTGTTATGTACCATGCTGCCGCCTACACCCACATCTACATCGTTGGCGTTGGCGATCGCGTAGCAGGCGGGGGTGAGTTCGTTCCAGTTGATGTTTTTCATTGTGGTACTTCCTTTCATTTTTACGGCCTTTGGCCGATTTAAACGGTTTCGTCAGCGGGCTTGTAGCTCTCGCCAATGTACTGCTGGTACTCTTCCTGGGTGATGACGCCGTCGGTCACATCGGCCCGCGCCAGGGTGCGTACGTCCTCCTTTACGGGGTCAAGGACGCTTTCAAAGGTACGTGCCCCCCGTTTGATACTGCGCCAGTAGCTGTGTGCGATTGCTTTTACTGCCATTGCTTTTAACCTCCCAGCATTTCATATATATCCAGCAACGCATCGTCCTGCTGTGCGTTGATAGATTCCTGTTCGGCCTGGCTCTCAAAGAGCGCGATAGCGGTTTCATCAGTCTGCGCCAGAGCTTCCTCCAGGGCCGCCACCCGCTCCTCTACAGATGGCGGCTCAGGTTCAGGCTCCGGCTCGGGAGGCCGCTCGGTGGGTGTGACACCAACCAGCCTGCCTTCCTCAATATGGAGGTCACACCAGCCACAGGTCGCCCAAACAGCGGCCTCCAGGTGGACGGGCACCTCTATGTAGCCATCTTCCCACACCCTGGCAGCGCCGTCGCGGGACTGGATGTTGCGGGAGCCGTCCTCGCGGGCGTTGATTTCGATGATGGTCATGAGCCACCTCCTCCAAATTTCAGGGCAACATAGCGATATGGATATTTACCTGACGCGGATATTTTGGTGTTGCCATCCCACTTAATAACATCAGTATTGGATGAGCCAAAGTCTACTTGAATATAAACGTCAATATCGGGGTAAAGCATAGAAGATTTTGCGGCTACATTAGTGGCACTATATCCGCATACCACCCACACTGCATCCGGCGTGAATGGCAGGGTAACGCTGCTCGTAAAAGTACCGATCGCAGCGCCTTCAAGGGCTACGCCGAGCTTGTCCGCCACACTCGACCCATCCGGCATCATAACGGCCTCAGCCAGTGTCTGCGGCATGACATCGCACTCCTTGCCCTGTAGCCGCTCCACCCGGTACGGGCTGTCTGGCATTGAGGTAGGCGTTTTGGTGTAGGATAACTGTCTGTTTTCATTTGCCCAAGCATTATCGCTAATTTGTACCTTTGCCTTTACAGTAAACCGTCCTCCTGCCGCGCTCGGAAACCTGGATACCGGGATAGTTACACTATCGCCAGGCTTTAATGTCAGTTCTCTCTGGTAATCGCTGTAGGTGTTCTCAAAAACCTCCGAAATGTAAATAGCGTCGCGGGGAGCGTCGCTCAATGCTGTATACGTTATCGCCCCCTTGATTTCCCCAATATTGCCTTCCGGCATGGATATTCTTAATGTAGTTGACGGGACGATGTTCACGGTCTTGGATACTATGGGTTCTCCATATTGGGTAGTTCCTATTGTGCTTCCGGCGGAAGCCCGGTATTGCACGCTTGTCCAATCTCCGGCTTTATCAATATACTTTAGCCCCGCTCCCGTATAGACCGTTACCCACCCGTCAGGGTTCACACTGCGCTCCAGTTTGTAGATATTGGCTCCCTTCACGGTTTCCCAAGCCACAGAAATATTATTTCCAGCCATTGCTGCATCGGGCACAGAGATAGAAGCAGGTGCCGGTGGTGCAGTTGAAATGCTCCCATCTGCCAGCACCAAAAGCGTGGTTGGCAATACTAATGCAGGACGGACACCTGCAAGCAATTCAGCGTCTCTCCTCTGAAAACCACCACTCGTTGCAATTGCCCACACCGCAATTTTCTCTGATGTAACCGGAGAACGGAGCCACCAAACGTATGGGGTGCCATTTAAGTTTGCGATGCGTTTTTGGTATGCGGAGGGACTGGTTCCACGTTCAAAGTAATTTAGTTTTGAACCATTCTCCGGAAAGTCAGGATTATAAGCAGTATCTAACCCGACCTCTTCGTCGGATAGCAAAAATATCTTACATAATAACCCTTTATCTCCATAAAAGTTAGTTCCTCCAAGGCCACCGTCAAACCTGTACGGAATTTTGACCTGCTTTATGGCACTACGTAAGTTGGCATCATATTTGTTAAGCATAGTATCATTGAGCCACTTCTGAATATCAGAATCCTCCAGCTCATTGATGTTGTCAGAAAACCACACACGTGTTTCAATAATATCCTTTCGTAAAAGCCATGTACCGTCACAGCTTCCATCGTAAAGAATAGACGGTAGCCCCTGATTCACAACCAAATATTCTACAGGAGAGCCGTTTTCGTTCAGTTTGATAATAGTCCCAACTGCCACATTTCCGAGTGTCTGTGCCATTTACCCCTCACCTCCTGTCCCCGTATAATCCGCCAGAATCAGGCCATAGAGCGTATTTGCCTTCCGGGAGGCCGGAGGCACCGCCTCCTCCACCTCATAGAATCCACCTATGTCAGGGAGCTGCCCGGCGGGCACCTTGCCATCGGGCCCCAGCGTCGCCAGTCCCGAAAATGCCTCTCCGATCTCTTTAGCGGCCGTCTGCGCGGCGTTGACCTGCTCCATGAGGTAGTTGTAGCCGTGCTGCTCGCTCAAGCCCACCTCTGCCCCGGTGGGGGCCACGGTCTGTCCGCCGGTCCAGTCCTCCGGCAAGTCCGCCGGAAGCGGAGTTTTGATCGGATTTTCAGCCATTGCTTACCACTCCTTCCGCTACAGGGATAATGTGCTTCAAGACCACATTCGTGGTAACAGGGATATACACGGTAGAGGACGTGAGGATATTCCCCTCTGCATCCAGCAGTTCCAGGGCGGTGATCTCTGTGGCCTGGGACGGCATGATGGTATAGGTGACGGTCAGCTCCGACCCCTCCACGGTCTTGGTCAGTCCGGTAATCGCAACTGTTCCGTTGACCCGGGCGGAGGCCACATCGCCGCTGACGAAGTTCGCCACACCTGCCAAGAGGGCCTGCTGGATGGATGGCGTCTCAGGCATCTTAATCACTCCCTCCGGGCCGTCGGTTGCGAAGGGCAGCCGCCCCAGCTCCCACGCCCCCAGCTTGTAGTTATAAATTCTCTGCGCGGACGAAATTGTCTCGGAGAGCAGCAGCCCCGTCCGCACAAACGGGGCGTTGACCCACACGATATGCGCCGGTTTGATACGGTTGATGGTGAAAGCCAGCTCAGTGGCGTAGTTCTGGTTTTGGGCCGCGCTTTCGATATAAAGTGTGTAGTTTGGGTAGTCTACCGTGACCTTCCATTCACCCGGCCCAATCAGCTCGTCCAGCTTTTGATAGAGGAATCCCAGGTTATAGGGCGGACGGGTAGAAATGCGGTTGAGCACGCGGGTCCTTCGGAATGCCAGGCTTTCCACCTGTGGGTTTGGTACAATTCGGAATACCTGCTCCCACATGCCAACCGCCCTCTCGTCCATCGTCTGGAAAAAGAAATTGTCAGCCACACCCACGATTTCCTCCGCCAGGGCCTCAAACTGCTGCTGTTCGGTCAAGCAGATCTGCTGATAGTCCAGCACCTCCCGGTACCACGGGGGCAGCAGGGACAGCAGGCTGGTATCCAGCTCAATTGGATTCATTCAGCGTCACCGTCCCTATTACGGGCACCTGCTGGGTTTCGCCCGTCTCCGTCAGGAGGAGATCTGCCGTACCGCCGTTGAGCTGCACGTTGGTGGCGTTGACCACGCCGGCCACCCCTACGATAGCGGCGGTAACCCTGGCCACGTACACATCGGCAGCGTAGGACACGTTGTTGGAGGACACGTTGGCGTCCCACCCCTGCCGCACGCTGCGCAGATATGTCTCAATGGCCTGCTCCACCGGTTCCTGCACCTGTCCGATGGCATGTCCGGCGGCCAGCAGGAGGGTGGCGGAGACATTCACAGCCAACCCTGTCGGGGCCACCGCCGTCACCTTTGCCCCGATAGGGGCCAAGCCCAGCCCCAGCCCCTGGTTGGGGGGCGGGTCGATGGCATTCTGCACCTTCTCCACCAATGTGGATGAGGCAGGCAGGAAATCCGCCCCCAGCACGGACAGCTTCACAGTGCCACCGCCGTTCCAGGTGGGGTATACCTGCACCCCGCCCACGCCGTCAATGGCGAGGACGTTCTGGCGGTAGTCGGCAATATTGCCGCCAAAGGGACGGTTATTGAGCGCCTCAATCAGCCGTTCCCGAAATGCGCTGTCGGTCTCCGTGTCGTCACCAGGCACCAGGATATCCGTAATCTGTGCACTGGTCAGCCCCGGAATGGCGGTAATCGGCAGGATGGGCCCGGTGTACTCGTTTCCGATGGCGCCGGGGGTCTCCGCGGCCAGCTGGTACTGGTTCCCCGTATCGGTTGCCGCCGTTACGGTAAAGTTGATTGAGCCCGCTCCGTTGATGGTGGAGAACCGGGCTCCAATGGGCACAGAGGTATTGAACACGCCCAGGCGTACCGCGGCGGAGGCCGGATATCGGGTCAGGCCGCCAATCACAGCCAGCATATCCAGGGAATCCCCCACAGCCGTCTGCACGAAGGCCGCCCGCTGCACCCGGTCCAGAGTGAGGTAGAACCCCGCCAGGGTGTAGGCCGCCGGGGAGATGGCCGTGGGGATGGGGGCCGTGTCCCGCTTGTCATAAGTATCGGGCACCCGGTCCAGCATCTCCTGACGGAGGCTGGCATAGGTCTCTTGAGTAAAGTCAATCAAGTGATATCCACCTCCACACTGGTCTGCATCTCTCCATATACTGTGTTCACGGTGAGGGAGGCCCTCAACATATCCCCTTCCACGGCATACGTAAAGCCGGAGATCCCCCGCACCCGGTCGTCCATTTTCAGCGCCTCGGTGATACGCCGCTGAAGTTCCGAGGCCACATACCCCGGGTCCTGCCCGATGAGCCCATCCCACTGCATCCCGGAGTAGGGGGAATAAATCTGCCAGCGGAACCGCTCCATGTTGAGAATGACTTCCACGGCCTGGCGGACGGACTGCCAGCCGTCGCAATCCCCCTGGATGCGGCTGGTTTCCTTGTTGATATACCACGTCCTGGAGGGCTGGGAGACGAAGGACACCCCGGCGGACAGGTCGATAGCGGATGTAGGCAAAGTCGGCATCAGGCTTCCTCCTCAAAAATCCGGGACAGGACGATGAACTTCTGCCCGTGCTGTACCCGCAGCAGGAGCACTCTGTCCCCCTCCTCCAGCCTGCGGTTCAGGATAATAAAACCGTCCTTGACAGGCAGCTTCTTCCCGTCCTCCCAGCACACGATGTCCTCCCCCTGTAGGGCGGCATCCGCCCCCTCAGAAACCAGAGCGTATTCCCCCAGGTAGGAGCCGTCCAGTCCCGTGGTGGTGGTGCCCGCCGAGTTGGCATGGGTGTGGGAGAGGGTCTGAATCCGGTGCCTGTGGGCCAGCACCGGGATTTTCTTCTCAATCACCGGCTCAGTGAGGCAGAGCTGCCTCCGTCTCAGGGGAGATGTGGCAGGGTTAATGGTGATCTCCAGCGGTTCTTCTCTGGTCACCGTGCCCACCCGCAGGTCTGTTGGCTGCCCGGCGGCGGTGTTCTCCTGCATCATCTGGTACAGAACATCTTTCAGATCCACGCACTCACCTCTTACACATGTTCCAGCCCCAGGGTCTCAAACTCCATTGTGTGGTCGTCATTTGCCCAGGTGTGGGTCACCTTCTCCAGAAGGACGTATTGGTCGAGATTGATATCCCCAAGGCCCTGCACCTTCATGAGCACCATCTGTCCCGCCCGCAGGCCGGGCACCCCCAGGGAGGATACCTTCAACGTCCGCATCCGGCGGTTATAGCACGACAAGGTGGCCCGGGCCTGGGCCTGTATCTGCGCGTCATTCATGGTGCCATCCACCGTCTGGTAGAGCTGGAGCATGCCCCACTGTCCAATTGTGGCGCTGTCCTCCGCTACGAACACATCCGCCCTGCCGGTCTCCTCGTTGGGCCGGGCCAGTTTGACGTGGTTGTAGGTCTGCTCGTCGATGTCGGTCTTGTAGGTGTAGTCGGTCAGCAGGGACATGTCGCCGATGACCACGTTGGAGACCATATCCCGGGGCTGCCGGAGGGCCAGTCCGTTTCCATCATCGAACAGTACATAGATGTTCCCGGTGTTGAGCAGGGTCTGTTGGATGGCTTCCCCCAGGATATCCAGGCAGCTCTCGTCCTCCTTATAGAAGTCCGGGATAGCGTACCCCGTATCCGCTACCTGCCCCACGTCAATCTGGAGGTCGGCGGCGATCTGCCGGAGCATATCCCCGGCGGTCTGCGCCTCAAAGTTATAGGATGCGTTGGCCTTCAGATAGCGGATGCGGTCGTAGCATGTGACCTGAATCTCCCCCCAGCGGTCCTTGCTCTTGGTAAATACCCAGCCGTAGAACTGGAGCTGGCCGTCCGCCGAGAACCGGACGATATCGCCCTCGGCGAAGCTCAGATCCCCGGCTTTCAGTACATTGAATTTCAGTGTGCCCGGCGAACCGGTGCGTTCCGTGCTCCAGGTAACCTCCGGCACGGAGTTGGATATCTCCCACATCTTTCCGCCGGACTTGTTGGCAATAATCAGCTCTGTCTTCACGTATCGCTCACCACCTGGAGGGCGTTTTTGTCTATCCAGCCCAGGGGATTCCCGGCCTCGTCTGTGATGTGGACGCTGGCGGGGCGGGTGGCGTCTACAATCCGTGACACCAATACCCTCCGTCCGGAGGCCGTGCCGTGTGGCTCATCCCCGTAGCTGGTATAAAAATAGGAGCCGTTGGCAATGCACGCCGCACCGGCATAAAGCTGTCCTTGCGGGATTGTGCGGGAGGGTTCCGCTGTGACTTCCACCGGCATCCCCGCGGGCTGCCGGCCGCTCTGTGCAGAAAGAGACTGCGGGGTATAATCCCGATACTCGGTCAGAGTCAGATCGTAGTAAAAATCGCCGGTCTCCCCTCCGCGCTCCTCGGTGTTGAACTGGGTGACCAGCACTTCAAAGCCGGTGTCGCCAGTCATGAATGGCTCCCCGTTCTCATAGTACCGCACAGGGGTGTAGATGATGGGCGCCTTGTCGTTCATGGCGCTCTCAAAGAACTGGATGTAATACTCAGGCGGGTGGAAGGCGCCCCATTGATTGCTTCCAGAGAACTCCCGCCCGGGGAAAAAGGAGGAAATGGTTACCTCCCGCAGCTTGGGTATGCGGGGGATCATGATGGGGCCGATGCCCAGCACGTTGTATTCGCTGTTGTCGTTGTCCCGGGCCACGGGCAGCTTTTCCGGGTTCACCGGCAGGCGGATGACCGTACCGTCCCGCGTGAAAAACAATCCGAAGTTATTGACGGACATACCGGCCTCCTCTTTTCTTATCCGCTTGCGGGCCGCGCCGTGCTGCGCGTGGAGCCGGAGGCGGTCTGCTCGATCAGAATGTCCCGGATGGCATTGGCGAGGCTCTGGCGGTCGGCGGCGGTCCGCCCGGTGTTGGCTCCGTTGACCGTGATCACCGGAGTCTGCGCCGTCAGGTTGACGTTGTTCACATACCGCCGCTCCGCCACGTCCACCAGGGATTTGATGTCCTCGTCGCTCATCTTGACCGACTTCTCGATGCTCCCTACGCTCCCGGCGATATCACCCAACTGGCCGGAGAGCTCGTCGTAGGGCGTGCTTGATGGAAGCGCCTGATTTTCCTGACCAGTAGCCTGAGCCGCTCTTTTCACCTGAATTTCGGCCTGTCTGGCGGCATGGTTGGCATCGCGGTCGGCCCACATTTGGGCCAGCTTATCGGCCCTATCCTGGGTTCTCTGTTCCACCTCCTGGCGGGCCTCCTCCAAAGCTGCGTTGCGGTTAGCCTTTGCTGCCTCATTCTCCGCAGAGGCTGTAGCGGCGAAGGTGGTCTTTTGAATAGCCTCGATGGATACGCCTGGAATCAGGTTCAGCTTGTCTATAAACCAGTTGATAATGTCGATGGCTCCGTTCACCATTCCTTGAAGTACTGTGAGAACACCCACCTTCATGTCACCTAAAAAATTTTGAATGCTTACGGCCACTGTCTGGATTTTGAGTCCCATCTGGTCAAACAAATCCATGACGAAGTATACGCCTGTGAAAAAGCCAGCCTTTACGGTATCCCAGGCATAGAGCACTGAATCTACCACAGTAAGCCATGCAATCTCTAATCCTCCCATAGACTGAACCCATTGATAAATCGCCGCAACTACCAGGCCAATAATAAGTACAATGTAAGTAAGGGGGTTGGTGAGCAATGTGGTAAAAAAAGCCTTTGCTGCACCATTCGCAATCCAGGTGGCAGCCGCCTGAATCCCAAGACCGGCCGCAAAGGCGACTGCACCGGCGGCCAGGCCGGCCAAAATCGGAGCGAGCTCTTCCAAGTGGTTTGCCAACCAGGAGATTGCATCCAGCACCGGGTCAAGGGCTTGAATGGCGACGTTCTGGAACATCGTCCACACCTGCGCCCAGGTCATGGGCATCTGCTCAAACTGGGCGTTGGTCTCCTCCGCCGCCCCAAGCATAGCGTTCTTGACCACCTCCGCAGTGACCTTTCCCTCGCTGGCCAGCTCCCGCATCTCCCCGGTGGTGACGCCCATATACTCCGCGATGGTCTGGGCAATCATGGGGGTCTGCTCCAGCACCGAATTGAGCTCCTCGCCCCGCAGGGTGCCGGAGGCCAGGCCCTGGGTAAGCTGCACCAGCGCGGCCTGGGCAGACGCACCGGAGGCCCCGGAGATCGCCATCTGCTTTTGAATCTGCTCGGCGAAAGCCACCAGCTCGTCCGTTCCTGTAAATGCGTTCCCGGCTACCGTGCCGAGCTGGGAAACAAAGTCCGCCATATCGGCGTAGGCTCCACGGCTGCGCATGGCCGCCTGATAAATCTCCTCCTGGGCTGCGGCCGCCGCCTCGGCGCTGCCGGTCATGAGCCGCAACCGGGCGTTGATGCTGGTGAGCTGGTCGGAGGTGTTTACCAGCCAGCGGACGGACTGCATACCCAAGAAGGTGCCTGCGAGGTTGCGGATCGTACCAAGCAGGGATGTCCCCCGGCTGTTGGTCTGCGTCATCTTCCCCGCAAGTTCTTGCATCTGTACAGCTGTGGCCGCAGCGGCGGTTTCCACATTCATCGTGGAAGCCCGCACATCGTCCAGCATGTTTGCCATCCTCTGCGCTACCTGTAAGCACTGGGTCATGGTGGACGTGAATTTATCCTCCAGAATCAGGGTTTCTCGAATTGCGGCCATGCTCTCACCTCCGATTCGCCCGGTCTTGGGCTTCCTTCTGGTCTCTCATGCTTTTCAGGGCGAACTCGGTCACCAGCCGTTTCTCCCTGGACGGGAGGGCGTCATACCGGGACGGGGCCCAGCCGAGGTTCACGAAGCAGTAATATGCCACCAGCATCTCCGTGTCCCAGCCGGCCCCGTCCATCAGTTTTTTACCTCATCCTCCTGCTCCGCAAAGCCGGACAGCTTCGTAATCTCCTTGACCAGCCGGGCATACTCGCCGGACAGCAGCAATTTACCGGGCACCAGCAGCGGGTCCAGGACGCCGCACCCGTCGCACAGCTCCTTGCTGGAAAAGTCGGGTTCCACCGTGGCGGCCACCACCATGCGGCGGGTGAAATCCACACTGTCCAACTGCTCGATTGTCTGTCCGCCCTCCTTCCGGCGGCGGGTGGCCTGCCGGGTGATGGCGTCGTTCTCCTCCTGGGTCAGCGCCCGGATCTTGAAGGGCACGGGCTGGCCACTTTCGTCCTGAAAGCGGTTGGAGATGACAACCTCCTTCTCCTCCGAGGTAGTGACGGGATGCAGAAATGCGGAAAGCTTACTCATATCGGTTCCTCCTTAATTACCCAGTTGGGCCGGATCGTTGAACGCCTGGAGCCGTGCCACGCGGGTGTAGGCGAAGTTGAAGTCATAGTTCAGCATGGTTTCCTCACTGTTCAGAACGGAGAGGGGCACGGTGCCGGTCAGGTGGCATCCGTAATAGGCCATAACCTGGGAGCCCAGTGTCGCCGAAGCGGAATCGGAGTTGGTAATCTGAATATCAAACTCCGGCATAACGCCCGTCTGGATGTACTGGAGCACCATGTCCGTCCACAGGTTGGTGCCGTAGTAGATGTTGCCGGTACCCGTCAGCTTGGCCCCGTTGGGCTTGTCCTGGATGGTGCGGGTGCCAATGACCCGCATATCGCTGCTCTGGATTTCCGCATTGGTGGTGATGTTCCGCATACCGGCCACCACATAGTTCCGGCCCTCTTTGGTAACCACCACGGAGCCCTCCGCGCCGGTGACGGTGTCTTTTGCCAGCAGATAAGCCATATTCACACCTCCCTCAATTCACGGTGATGGTGACGTAGATCTTCTCCACGCTGTCCACCGGCTGGATCGCCAGGTTGACCACGATGGCGTCAATGGCCTCGCCGGGCTCTACGGTCACGTCCTCGGCCTCAAAGTTCTGAATGCCGTTATTGGCCTGGATGTCCAGCAGATACCCCACGATGGCGCTCTTGAACATCATGCGGCCCTGCTCGTTGTTGTTGACCACGCCGATGTAGCCATCGGAGAACTGCTGATAGATGTCGTTGGCGATGGTGTTCAGCAGCCGGATCACCCGGTTCTTGTGGTAGGGTTCGGTGATATCGGTGGTATAGGTCACCAGAGAGTTGATATCCTGCTCCACCTTCACCACCCCGTCGTCGGCAAAGAGGACGAACTGGCCGGCAGTCAGGGCGTCGATGTACCCGGAGTTGGTCAGCTTGGGGGACACGTCCACCGCGTTGGGATAGGCGGCGTAGGTCAGGGACTCGTTATACTGGGCCCCAGCCAGGGCCCCGCCCGCCCACCAGGTCACCTGCTGGGGGGTGAGGGTGGTGCCGTCGCTGAGCACAACGCCGCTCATGATGTTGACCACAAAGCGGTCGTCCGGGTTGGTGAGCCCCGCGGCCACCAGTTGGGTATAAGCCCCCTCCTCCGCCGCCAGGCGCTTCACAAAGGCCACCATCGCGTCCTGCACGGTGGTGTCGGCGCCGTCGTAAATGAGCACGTCGAATTTGTAGGGTTCGATGGCTGCCAGGAAGTCGGTGTAATCGGCGGAGGCGGGGGAACCATCGGCGCCACCGGAGAGCGCCTTTCCCACCGTGGCGGCCAGGGCCCCGGTACCACTCCAGGCCACCCAGTCGTTGGCGGATAGCTCCTCCACCGTCTTTGCGGTCTGCTGGTCCACAATCTCCCCGCCCACCACCGTGGACACGGCGAAAGCATCCTCCGGGTCAGTCAGCTCGGTAATGACGATGGAGATATCGTTGCCCCGAACCCCGGGATACTTTGCGGTGGCCGTCAGGGGCGAAACCTCTGCGCTTGCCTGCTTCTGCCCGGTGGCCCCCAGGCGGTAGAGCAGCAGCTTATTGGGGGCCGCCGTCCGGTTGGTGCCCTTGAAGATCTCGTTGAGGAACCGGTTCTTGGGATTGGTGATGTCATACCCGGTGTAGGGGGTCATATTGGCCCCGGCCTCGATCTCCTGCACCGTCTCCACCGGGCCCCAGCTCATGGCCTCCGCGATGGCTACCACGCCCCGGTCGCTGACCGTGAGCCCCAGCCCCCGGTCCGAGGTAAACCGGATGTATACGCCGGGCCGAATCTTGTTCTGGTTCGTCCAGGTGCCTCCTGCCATGTCAATCACGCTCCTTGTCTTTGAAGAATGCCTTGACCGCCCTCTCGGCCTCGGCGATGGTGTACTCACTCTTGCACAGGACTGCCCCGAGGAAGTCCTGCTGGTACTTGGCAAAGCGGGGGGCCCTCAAAAGAACCTCGCGCTTGAATTTTTTGGCGCTCAATTTTTGACCTCCTCGTCGTAGTCCATCGTCTGCATCTTGACATACTCCTCCGGGATGCTCACCCGCTCCAGAAGCTCGAAGCGATAGTGCAGGGCGTCCAGATCTACGCGCCATTCCCGTTCATGGGCCCGCAGCAGGACGGTTCCCGCCGTCTCCCCGTCGGAGTAGGGGAAGGTCTCCATCAGCAGATCCAGGGTCTCCCCTGCCCGCTGGTACCTCTGCTGCAAATCCGGGCGGTTGTAGTCCTCCAGATAGGTGAGGTCAAGCCCCATCCTCCGCCGCCAGAACCCGCCCGTTTCCAGGGTCAGGTAGTTGTAGCGGGTCTGGAGGAACATGCAAGGGGTACGGCTGCCCTGCTGGTTGGGGTCTTCGTAGAAGGCCACACTTGGGAAGCAGGGGGCCAGGTAGTCCGCCAAGGATTTGGCGATGGTGGTTACAGTCAGGTTCATCCCATCAGCTCCTCCAATCCCTTCAGCTCCTCCCGCAGTACCCGGCGGTACTCCTCCACCGCCTTGTCTACCATGAACAGGCCGGGGACATAGGCCGTCCGGGTACCTACCACGATACCGCCCGTTCCGTCTGGGTTAAATTCCAGCAGCCCGGAGCCCGGATTGATGACCAGCCCAGGCACAAAGTGGCGGTCCATCCGGTGCCCGTCGTTGACAAAGGAGGCGTACTGCTTGTCGTTGTTGAGCTCCGACACATAGCTGTCCCCCTGCCGTACCGGTCTGGGACGGCTGTCGGTCACCCAGTGCTGCTTCATCTCTCCGGTGCGGGTGTTGGTTCCGCGCAGACTGTTGACGGTGGGCGGCGTCTCCTCCACTGCCTTTTCCACGGCCCGTAGGGCAGCATTCATTCCGGCCCGCGCCAGAATACCCGGAATTTGCGTCTTAGCCTGTCTGAGCTGCCTTATGCGCTCCTCCAGGTTCATCTTCCACACCGCCTTTCACCCGCTCCTGCTGGAGCAGACGGATTTCCTGGTGGGCCAGTCCCGGCATGATAGCCCCGAAGGGCTCAAAAAAGTGGTTGGGGCCGGAGGCAAAGGCGCGTATGTCCGGGATGCTCTTGCCGAGAACCGCCCCCCGGTGAATGATGAGCTCGTCACCGGCCTGGATGTCCACTTCGTTGTCACACTGGAGCCAGTCCTTTTGGTCTGCTGATGCCGCGGCCTGGCTCATGCGGACCTCCGGCGCTTCCACCTGATAGAGGCGGCAAGGGATATTCCGGTACAGCTCTCTCCGCTCGTGGCGTGTCAAGCTCCCATCCTGTACCGGAACCACCCGCCAGATGTCCACGGTATCGGTGTACCAGTCGCGGAAATTCATAAGACATAACTCCCTCCCATGCCCACCAGCCTGGCCTTTGTGGCCAGAAGCTGCCCGTATTGGGTGGCGTTCAGGTCGCCCCAGTCCTCCGTCGCTTTCGTGAGGGCGTCTGTGTCATAAGTGACGCTGTCCTGCCCCAGCTTGGCCGAGGCCACCACCCCCACCAGCGCCCCGGTGGCCGCGGCCTGCCCGGGCGTCTCGCTGGAGGGCGCGTAGGTTTTCAGGTAGAGCGTGGCATAGTGGGCCGTATACAGCCCTGCGGCGTACCGCCATCCGTCCAGCCACTTGTCCGGCTGGATGGCAGCATTGGCCTGCCGGATGAACTCATCCAGCATGGTCCTGGGCAGCAAGCTCTCCCCCAACCCGGTAAAGAACTGCGGGAAATCCTCCTGGAATTGCTCTGCCGTGTAATTCCCCGCGCTGTTGCCCAGATTGGCCGCCGCGGCCCGCACACCGTAAAATTGCGGCTGGCCCCAGTAGAACATGGCTCCCGCCTCCTATTCCTCGGTGGTCTCCGCGCCCCGTCGGGTCTTTACCTTTTTCTCCGCCGCTTTCTGTCCCTCCCTGTCGGAAGTGCCGGAGGGCACAACTTTTCCATCTCTGACAAGGGCCCGGAAATAGTCCGTCTCAGCCGCCCAGCCGGGCACAGTCTCCATCATGCCAGCCCGCAGCCGGACGGCAGCAGAGCCGTCCGGGGCGGGAATGACAATGTTCCGTTTGCTCAGTACAAACATACGCGCCCTCCTCAGATGCCGTCCACGTACAGGATAGAGGTGGGGTAGAAGATCTGCACCTCGGAGAGGTTGGCCATGTAGGCGGTGTCGTAGCACACATTGGCCACGTTAGGGGCGGACATAATGCGGCTCATGGGCACCAGCTCGTCCATCTTGACGAAGCGCTCGTGGTTCACATAGACCACCATCCGGTCCTTGTCCCCGGTACCCGCGCCCTTGCACCACCGGGTGGCCCCGATGAAGAGGGAGCCGCCGTTCTTGGCCGACGCGTTGTTCTTCAGCAGGAAGTCATAGATGGTCTCGGTGGCCAGGTCGGTAACCATAGTGGTGAGGATGTAGTTGTACTGCTCATAGGGAATGAGGATGTGGTTGGGCACGGCAGTCTCGTCGTACTCGTTTGCGGCCCACACAGAGGTAATGGCGTCGTTCACGTCCTTGAGGATTTCCTGTGGGGTCTTGGTGGCCCAGGTGGCGGTGCCCTTTGCGCCGTTGACGGCGGTGGTCTCGGTGGCGTCTGGGTTGTTGACCAGGCCGGTGGTCCCGTAGTCCCCGATACCCACATAACCATTGGCGTCCATGTGCTTGTCGTAGGCCATTCTCACGCCGTCCTGGAGCAGGTTGTCCAGGCTGCGGCCGATGTAGTTGGCCCGCTGCATATCCTGGAACATCACCCGCAGGGCGGCGGCGAACACGTGGGCCTTGTATACCCCCTTGTCCACACTGGCCTGCACCACGGGGATGCCGTTGGCGCCGCCGGCCGTCACGGGGCTGTTGACCGCGCCGCCGGTGATACCATAGGCCACGCTCATGGCGGACACGTAGTCCACCCAGCCGCCGCCGGTCTGGATCACGATGTCCCTGGGATAGGTAAAGCTGGTCAGTGGCTTGCGGATCAGGGGGTCGCGCTTCTCCAGCTCACTCACTAGAAAGGCGCCCCCAGAGGCGATGCCGTCGGCGTCCATGACGGGCACGCCGCCCACGGGGGCGGGACCGGCCGCCTTGGGGGTAAACACCCCCGCATTGTAGGTTCCTACATTCTGAAAGCTCATTCTATGTCCCTCCTATCAGGCGTTGTTCATGGTCAGGATACGCAGCTCCGCGACACCGTTGGCATCGGCGGGCCCTGCCCACTGGCAATTGGTGAGCTGCACCACCTTGCCGCTGTCGTCCTCTGCCTCAAAGCCTCCCACAGCGGCGGTGGAAAAGCTGCCGTTAGCGGTGATGCGGACATAGACCGCGCCGCCCAGAGCGGGAGTGCCGCGCTGGCACTTCACATTGATGGCCCCGCGCTGGAAGACGCTCACCGGCTCGCCAGGGGCATACTGGCCCTGACTCTGGTCTAGATAGGTGAGCGCGCTCTTGATCTCAGCTCCAGCCACGCCCACAAACTGGGCCGCGGTTGCGGCTGCTCCCATGGGGACTACCTCTGCTCCGTCGTATTTCAGGGGCGTGCCGAAGGGAATGGGCGCGCCGCCTCCGGCGGGGCGCGTGTTTACAATCATGTCAGGCTGCCGGGCGTAACAGCCCGCAAACCCGTGGGGCATTTCCTTGCCGATCACCTGGGGGTTGAGTCCCATAATATTCACTCCTTACGATGTAGCCAGCATCCCCGCGGTGCGGAGCGCGGCCAATAGGTTGTTGAAATCCTGCTGCGTGGGGGCTGCGCTCAGGTCCGCAATGGCGGCCATCTGCTTCACGCCTCCGAGGGTGGCTGCGGCGGCAGCGGGCAGTGTATACGACGGCCCGGCCGGCCCCTGGTCACCCTTTGGCCCTTTGGGGCCTTCCGGTCCTGCGGGCCCCTGCGGCCCAGTTTCCCCTTGCGGTCCCGGTTCCCCCTGTGGGCCGGGGTCCCCTTTGGGGCCCTGAGGCCCCGCAGTGCCCTGCGCTGCGGGCACTGGCCCCACATAGGCAATGCGCAGCTCGGCCACGCCATTCCCGTCCGCCGGGCCGCCCCACTGGGCGTTGACCAGCGCCACAGTGTTTTCCCCGTCCGCCTCCGCCTCGAAGTCGCCCGGCTGATAGCCTCCGCTGGCAGTTACCCGGACATAGACTGTTCCATCCACCGCCGGAGCGCCCTTCCGGCACCTTACGTTGATGCACCCTCGCTGGAATACGGAGACTGGTTCTCCCGGGCCGTACCGCCCCTCATTCTGGCTGTAAAACTCGGACGCGGACTTGACCTCCCGGCCGGCCACGCCGATGAACTGGTTTCCGGTGTTTCCAGCCCCCATGGGGATCACCTCGCCCTTCTGCCCCCGTACCAGGGGCATCCCGAAGGGTATGTCCTCCGCTCCGCCCAAAGGGGCGGTGGTGACGATCATATCCGGCTGTCTGGCATAGCTGCCGGAAAAGCCATGGGACATATCCCGGCCAATGGTCTGAGGACGAAGGGGCATCATTCCCCCTCCTTCCCCGCCTTGTGGGGATTACGGGCTGCATAGGCGGCCTGCGCCTCGGCGCAGGCAGTCTCATAGCTGGTGCGCCTGGCCGTGTCGGCGGCCTTCTGTGCGCTGTCCCGGGCGGCCTGAACAATCCCGCTCATCACATCGGGACCCTGGATGGTGGAGAGCAGCGCATCCACCACGCGGGCGCGTTCGGCCCGGTTCTGGATGGCCGCCACAGCGGGGCGCACCTTCTTGAGCAGGGCCACAGCCGCATCCCGTGTACCGGGCTCCATCAACTGGTCCGCCATTTCTTCGGCGGGGATAGTGACCGCCTTCTCCTTCGCCACCGTCTCCTCTCCGGCCAGCTTCTCAATCAGGTCGTCCAGGTCCTCTTCATCGTGGAGGGGCCGCTCTCCCCGGGCCTTCGCCTCCAGCATCTCCAGAATGCGGTCCAGCTTGCTCCCGATGTCGTCGCCCTTGGGGGCGCGCTCCACCATCTCGTCAGAAGCCTGGGCTGCATCACCAGCGGGTTCCGCCTCCGGCGCCTTTGCGGCGGGTTCGGCGTCCAGCGCAGTGGCGACCGTACTCACATCGCGGGTCAACTGCTCCAGCTCCTCCGGTGCAGCGTCATTTGCCGCCAGGCCGAAGAACCGGTAGAGCGCCTCTTTGGTCTCTTTTTTCATTCGTTTCAGTCCTTTCTCCGCCTTTCCGGCGGCGTGGTCTTTTATTGCAACACTGTGGCCCGCCCTGCCTCTCGGCACAACCGCCACGTGATTGCCCACCAGGTTTGTCTGCCGGTATCCGTCCAGGTATGGTTCAAACCTGCAATAATAGCCGCAGGAGACCTCCCTCAGCACGCCGCTTTCCACGTCGGAAGCCAGTCCGGGGTCCTTGATAATCAAGTCGGCCACGGTGTTGTCCCCATCCCGGCGCACATGCTCCAGGTGCCCCTTGGAGTAAGAAGCCTGGTTCTCCGCAGCCAGCATCTCCGCCGGGTGCCCCCTGGTGATGTCCTTTCCCTCCAGGCTGGCCAGCGCCGCCGGAGAGAACACGTCCTCCTCCAGGCGGTAGACGGTCACTGGCCGCTCCGGTTCTCCTTCCAGCCCCAGCTCTCCCGCCGTATACATCTGCGTGCCGGTCCGGTTGATCGGCACATCGTAGCAGATCAGGTATCCCTCCGGCGTCTTGACCAGGTGCTCCGAGATATGGGAGCCATAGTACGCAACCGCCATCAGTCCACCCCCGGCACCATTGCGGCATAGTCCGCGTCCCGGCCGGTCTGCCGGGAGATCAGGGAGGAAATCAGCGCCACATGGTCGGTCTCGTCCTTGTTGATCTCCAGCAGCACCCCCAGATCCTCCCGCGGTGCCAGGGCCATACAGGCCAGATACAGCCGCGTGGCCTCGATCTCCTCGGCCAGCGCCCTTTGCAGCAGTTCCAGATAGGTCATGCCGTCACCTCACTTTGCAAATAAAAAAGGAGCCGGCAGGATTTCTCCTGTCAGCTCCATTCAGCTCTTCCCGCCCACCATTCAGGGCGTGGGAACAATATTCAGTTTCTTGCGGGATACCGTCTGTACCTTGATGGTTCCATCCTTGTCCAGCAGCAGCTCCACCCGCAGTCCACGCTTGAGCGCGGCCTCAATGGCCCGTATCACTTGCTCTGTCATTTTCCTTCACTCCAAAATTCCCTGTTCCCTTAGCTGCCGCATGGATTCCCGGTACTTCCTATCCATCTCCTGTTCGGTCGCTTTCCGCTCAATCTCATCATCTGTGATACCATAAACCGTCGCCCAATCTTCGGGAGAATCCCCAATATCGGCATCATAGGCTCCCGGCTCATAGACCTCCACAATTGTGGCGATCCGGCCATCCTTAAGTAAAACAGATTCATATTGCTGATATTTTGCCATTTATATCTTCTCCATATGAGCTGTTACAAAGTGGGTTGTTCCATCCGGTCTGACATTCCAGGCAAGCAGTACATTCGCAGGGCTTCCTTTACGTCCATACAGGACAACCAACTGTTCATAACGCCTTCCATGAACATCCTCCCGTTTGAGTACAGAGGGATACCGTGTTGCTGCATCCAGAATTTCTTCCCGCATCTTTTCCCAGTTGTCTTTATTATAGCCTAAGCGGGACGAAAATGCATCCCCCTTTGGATACCCGTCTCTGCTTTCCGGGTTAAAAAAATACCCTGTAAATTTGGCGTCTGCGGCGCTGGCTTTGTCTGCTCCGGGAAGTGCCCGCTCTGGATGCTCCAAAAGCCCGGCCCTCCTGCGGTAATCCAATCGCCACAGACGGTACCGCTCTCCGTCCTCCCGCTTCTGATGCAGGAAGGTCTCAAATCTCCCGGGCACCCGGTTCCCCAGCGTCACCCGGTAGCGCTCCCACTGGCGGTAATCCGCCAGCCATTGGGCCCGGGCCCGCTCTTTTTTGCGGTAAGCCGCAATCTGGCTCTCCGACCGCGGGTCTCGGCTGAACGGGTTCTTGCGGGGGTTGGAGAAATCCTTTATTTTTTGGATCTCCTCATCTGTCCGGCCCGCCGCCGTCCAGGGCAGCAGCACATGGAGGCAGTTGGGGTGGATGTTGAGCCAGGTGTTGGCCAGTGTGTCCGGCCCCGCCGGGTCTACCTTCCCGAACGCCGCCGCCAGGGGTGGGAAGTCCGGGTCTGTGCCGCTACGGGAGTATACCCGGCCCTCGTAGGGCGCGCACAGCGCACAGGTGGTGCCGTGGCTGGATATCATGTATAGGTCGTGCTCCGGGTCCGCGGTGAGCACCGCCAGCACCTCCGCCTGCCGGGAGGTGGTGCGGGAGACCATCGTGCAGTAAGTATGCAGGCTCCAGTCCCGGCCCGCCTTGTCAGTAAAGGCCCGGACGCCCTCCCGCCGGAGCGCCTGCACAAAGGCGGGCACTGAGGCGTTCACGCCGCGTCCTGCGGCCTGTTGCGCCGCCACCTGTTCCAGCCCCACCCGGCGGTATACATCCGGCTCCACACGGCCAATCAGGGCGGATTGCAGGGTAGCCATCACAGTCATGGAGGCGTCGGTAATCTCCCCCATCAAGTTTGCCGCCAGCCGGTCCACAATGGCATGCTGCTCACCCGTGAGCACGGCCGCGTTGGCGTAGCCTGCGGCGTGCTTGGCCGCCGTCTCCGGCACCTCCAGGGCCTTCCGGGCCTCTGGCACCCGGACATAGAACTGCTTTTCAATCATCTTTGGGACGTATTCCCAGCAGTCTGATTCCATCTGCCGGAGGATGGCCTGCACCCGCTCCAGGGCGGCCACAGCGTGGTAATCCACCAGGCCCTGGGAGCGAAGCCGCCCAATCTCGTTGATGATGGCGGTCTCCGCTCTTAGATAGATGGAGACGAGCGTTTCCAGCTCTTTCTCATTCGGCGCCCGATTCAGCGTTGGCATAGAGTATCACCAGAACTTAGAAAGGACTGTTCCCGCAATCTCACCAGCCGGCCCAAGAAATTCCGTCACTCGCTTCATGGTGGAGTTTTCTTCCAGGTATTCAATGCCCGCAGGAGTGATTTTTAGGCCGCTGGTTTCCTTGAACTGAACAGGGCTCCCAATTCTCCGGACTTCTGCAATCCCCTCGATGTATCCATCTGCCAGCAGATGGGCCAGCATGTAGGTGAAGTATTCCTCGTGGACTGGGAAGTCCTTTGTGTTGGGGGCCAGCAGATTCCAGTCAGGGGCTATATTCTGTTTCAGGCATTTATACAGATAACGCAGGAATTTATTGACTAACACAAAGTAATCGTCTTTCGCCATGCTTATTCCCTCTCGTTGTCTTCCCAAATATCTTCCTGCCCTGGCGGGCAGTCGCCAGTATTATCAGAAAAATAATGATACAGCTCTTGTGTGGTAGCATTCGGATTTCTTTTTATATATTGCATCATTAAATCTTCCACGCCAAATGCTTCTATCGCTTCAACAAACCACTCTAAATCTTCTTCCAAAAAAGATTCAATTCTTGATTCCTCTTCATGGACAAAGGGCCGCAGGGCCGCTATTAACTGATAATGTCCATTCTCCCCCATAATACAAGCGTCACTCCTTCCAGGACTTTTTAACGATCACACTTCCGCTACCATCCGCCTCAAGCCAATACCGCTTGCCCTTATAGCTGACTTGACCTTGTTGTCCCGTTTTGGCTCCCGGATATTTGGTATTGAACTCACCCCGCAGAATACCGAAGGTCTTGGCTGAGACGGTTTTCCCCCGCTTGTTCGCCCTCTTTGACGGCGCGTACTTTGTTTTCCCAATTTTACTATTTCCGCCGCCGCTTGTCCATCTCCCTTTTTTATCCCTTGGCTGGCTGGGCGAATAATCCCATGTCAGCGCGTCCTGCGCGGCCCCCTCAAAAGGGGCGGATATCTCCCCTCCGTACCCCAGCCCTGCCAATGGATCCCGCAGGGCGGTCACATCCTGGTAGGTTTTCCCGGTGTTGGCCGCGATCTCCTCTTCGGAAATACTGTCAAACATCCCGGTCTCGTCCGCCAGCTTCTTGAGCTCCCTCTGAGCCGTGTCCGCCCGGAACAGGCCCGCCTGAAAGGTATCCCGGATGGCCTGGGCCTTTTTCAGCGCGATCTCCGCCACCTCGGCCGCCGTGGGAGTCCACAGGGGCGGGAAAGTGATGTCCAGCCCGTCGGGTACCGCCCCCCAGGCTGACATGGCCAGGACCGGCAGCAGCTTTTCCAGAATGGGCCGAAGCTTGGCCTCCCGCAGCGTGTCCACGTAGTCATAGTAGTTCCGAAGGTCGCTCTCCCCGGTGGCGTTCATCCCCGCCGGGGAGCGTCCGAACAGCTTGGTCACCGGAATCCGGGACGCGCCGGACAGGTCGAGGCACATGGAGTCGTAGACCTCCTGGAGCCCGGTGAAGGTGTACTGGGTATTCTTAATCTGGTCGCCCCGGTTGACCAACTGCATGCCGAAATTGGACTTCATCACGCTTTGGGCCTGCATCACGTTCCAGAACCGCCTCTGCTGCTCCCCGGACGTAACGGAAAAGAGCTGGTCCAGGTTCTGCACCTCCATGGTGTCCACGTTGGCCCGGAAGGTGAGCGCGGCCATGTTGGCGGCCACGTTGTCATGCTTAACCACATCATTGTATAGGGCCTCCACCTCGGACTCTCCCCAGTACAGCTCCGCCACCCGCTCCAGGAAGGGCAGGTCGCGGCCGGTGAACCGCACCAGCCTTGAGTGGTGCACCTTCGCCACCGTGTTCCCCCTGGCGTCGGTGATGGAGTAATAGGCGGGCACCGGCTCTCCGCCCTCGAATACCAGCTCCATACCGGGTACCACGCCCTGCCAGCGGTCGAGTATGTAAAGCCCTTGGAAGGTACCGGGGTAAATGCTCTCCAGCTCCAGTGGCTGGCCCAGCATCCCCTCCTGTCCGCGGATCATGATAAGTCCGGCGGCGCCTCCGTACAGCCTGCCCCACCGCAGTCCCTCGTTGACCCGCTCCCGGAGCGCCGTCACGCGCTGAACGCGATCCAGTTCCTTCAGGTGCTCCGGCCCCACCGCTCCGGCGGGAGCGAACCACTTCTTTGTCATGTCGTCCGGGATGATGCCCACCACGTTCTGTACTACCCAGTTGTCCCGGTAGAGAGAGTTGAGCAGGGCGTAGTTGTCCGTCATCCGGGTCAGCGGATACTCTGTGGCCTCCAGCGGCGACTGGGAGCCATAGCCCAGCCGGAACAGCGGGTTGGAAAATGCGTCTTGTACGCTCACCGCCTCGGTATTTGGTTGTGCGCCCCTGGGGCGGCTTTTATTGCGTCTGGACACTTACTCGAACCTCCAGTCCGGCAGTGAATTGATGTAATAGCGCAGGGCGTCCGGCCCGTGGTCCCGCTCCTTCAGGGGCTTCTCATCCCCCCGCTGGCCCGCCTTCTCGTCCCACAAATAGGTGCCCAGTTCGTCCAGCAGGCCGGCACAGGCTTCACTGACCAGAATTTTTCTGCGGTGAAACAGGCTTCCGGTCTTGCGTATACCGTCCAGCACCTCATTTTCCGCAGGGATGACATACACCCCCCGCCGCCTCAGTTCCTCGATAAACGAGGCCGCCGAGGGATCTACGATCACCGCGCACCATTCCCTGCCCAGAAAGTCCAGAAGGTCGTCGGCATACTCCTGGTCGGTCTTCTGCCGGCGCTCCTTCCGGCTGTCCCAGCGGTACTCCCTGTCCACCCGGATCACTCCATCGTGGTCATAGATGTCCAGAAACACCGTAGGGTTGGCGGTACCGTAGTCACAGGCCACGGTTCTCTGGGAAACCCATTCCAGATCCACCGGGCGTTCCTGCGTCCGGTAGACATTCTCTGTCTGGTCAAACATGTCGTAGATAAGCCCCTCCGACATGACCCACAGGCCCAGAATGTACCGCTGGTAGAACACCCCGGCATACATGCTCCGGTATCTGGCCCGGGTGGCCTCGTCCAGCGCCGGGTTGTCCTCCATGGTGAAGTGCAGATGGAGGGCCTTGTGCTCCTCCGCCTTTAGAATCCACTCCTGCCGGAACCAGTGCTGCGGCCCCTCCGGGTTGCAATTGAACCATAGCTTTGCCCCTGTCACGGAGCACCGAGCCATGGCCTGTTCCACAAAAGAGCGGGGCATCAGGGCCACCTCGTCCAGCAAAACCCCCGCCAGGGTGATACCCTGAATCAGCGTGTAGGAGCTCTCGTCCTTGCCGCCGAACAGGTAGAAGCGGTTCTCCCGCACCCCACGCCGGGCCGTAATTACATGGCCGGAGCGGCTGTAGGAAATGGTGAAGTTCTGCCGCAAATACTGCACCGCCAGAAGCGGCGTCACAATGTTGCGCTCCACCGCCCCTACCGACTTCCCACAGAGTGCAAACGCGCAGCCGTTGAAACGTCCCATTGCCCACAGGAAGAAGGACAACGACATGACTGAGGTTTTTCCCGACCGCACCGCGCCGTCACAGATAAGCGCATCATAGTCCCGGTATGGGAAACGCAGAATCTCCCTCTGCTTTTCAGAGAAGCCCATTTCCCATCTCCTCCTTCAGCGACGCGGTGATCGGATCGTCGTCCATGTCCTGCATACCGCCGGCGCCCGCCGCCCCCTGCTCTCCCAACAAGTCAAACAGCACCTTTGCCGCCTTCGCGTCGCCCTTGGCCGCCTTTAGGGTCAGGCCCGCAATCACCGCCATCTGGTTATCCACATCCTCCGGTTCTACGCCGTCACGGGCCAGCTTGTTCCATGCCCGCTTGTCCGCCACCGGGAGAGAGAGGTACAGGTCTGCCGCTTCTCTCAGGCTACGCTTTCGCCGCCGTGACGCGCCGGATGCACGACCGCCTTCACGCCCGAGTTCTCTAGCTTCGCTCTGGCTTCGCTGATCCATCGGTATAAGATTCTGTTCATTCGGCATGTCACCACCTCTCGGTCAATTCTTGGTGCCACCGCCCGCCTCGTGCGGCGAGGAGCGGCGTATGTGCGCCGTCCCGCTTAGATTGTCACACCAGTACTAATGCCGGTAGTTTTCAGCGGGATAGCGCTCGGTGGGAGTCATGGCACCGCCACCGCTTCCGCCTCCATGACAGGCGGGCGTCATGTCCCTTCTCCGGGGCCGTCAGACGCTCTAGGCTACCCGGTATAGTGTCTTTCCACCGTCATTCGCCGCCAGAGGGGTGCGGCCCCTCATGCCCCGAAATGTGGAGTGGTGTTCGACCGGCGGCATATTGCACACAGTAGGGGCAGCGGCTACACCGCCGCCACCCCATCCGTGTGAAGGAGGAAGGGGAATGAAAGAGAATGGGAGCGCAGGGGCACACGCTCCCACACTCCCATTTTCGCATACATATTTCTGTTCGCTCATAAAACCTTATGAATCCGCAATATTTTCTATGAGATTATAAAAGGTTACTCGTCTTCCGTCTTGCACAGTTCGTCTAGGGTGATGTGATAATATGCCGCCATCAACTTGAGCGCCGTCATTTTTGGTTCAACTTCCCCGCGCTCATATTTCCTGAGAGCATCCGGGCTCAATCCCATCAATTGTGATGTGACTGTCATGCTCCGCACTGGCCGCACGGACTCCCGTAGTCTCCTCAGCCTCTCCGGAAACTCGTTCAAGGGCTATCACTCCTCATGCTGTCCGCCCTCCCCGTCGTGGATGTTGCCTCCGTGTATGAGATTGGGCCAATTCTCCGGCTTCGCCTTGTCCTCCAGCGTCCAGTCGTTACACAACCCGTTCTCGTCTGCCAATACATAGCGCCCTTCGTCTTCCCAATAGGTCACAACGCCGAGGATACAGACACATTCGTTTCCGTCCTCGTCCTCGCCCCATTCGCCCAGCATATCGCCGGTAAAAATCTTGTGTACTTCGGATGCCGGCCTCGCCTTTCGCCGTATGTCGATGTTGGTGTACTGGCAGACCGTGGAGGGGGCAACCTCAAAGAAACCGCCGAGCATGATTCCTTTTGTGGGCGGGTCTGCCCTGGCCGATACCAGCCGCGGTAGAATGTACGCTCCGGGCATAAAGTCGGCATCTTCCGGGACATCCACAATGTTTCCCTCCACCCACTCGCCGTTATCCAGCCGTTGGGCCTTGAAAAGTATTTCTCTGGTCATTTGGCACCTCCGATTGTTGGTATATAATCCATACTGAACGGAACTTCCTCCATCATTGCTCCGCAAGGGCAGGTATACAGTTCGACCCGTTCATCTTCGGAAATATCGTCAGGAAAGTCTACGCTGAAAAAGAACCCGCAATCAGGGCATTTCAAGGAAATCATTGGGCACCTCCGATGATCTCGTCCAATGTGGCCCGCCTTATGCTCCTCAGCGTAGGAAACGTTTCATCAAGGTTATCAAGACTGCCCTTATAGTTGTCTTCGTCATCATACATGTAAAATGTCTGTCCCACTATATCAACGTATGCCAATGTTTTAACAACTGGATATAGCACTTTGATAGCCTTCGCCCTCTCCACCTCCTGCTCCGTCCAGCGTGGCTTGCGGATGATGCGGTCGGGGTGGTTGATAGCTTCTGTCAAAATAGCGCCAAATTCTTGACCGTTTTCTCCAATGGCTTGTCCATCAGAGCCAATAGAAAAGGCAAACTCTCCAACCGGAAAATTCACCGATATAATTTCTCCAACCTCAACCCCCAGCACCTCGCAAATTCTAGGCTTGTCCATGTTGTCCCCCCTCCTTGATTTTCAGGTACTTTTCGATGGCTTCGTCCAGGTTGGCATCCCCCTTTGTGTATGGCACCCAGCAGCTTCCGTCCTCTTTCCGGTACTGGCAGCCCTCGTTCTCATCCCAGGAGCAGCAGGGGCCGGGGCCGCCGTGAGCACAGTCGCAGCACATACCTTCTATGGTGTTGGTTTCCTTATGTTTTGCCGCCTCCGGCATATCATCCTCCACCACCTCGTAGCCCATAAGACTGGCGACTTCGTGGGGATGGTCTTCACACCATTTAACGCAATCATAGATCTTGCAGTCGCTCTTCATTGCTTCGTCGATTGGGCAGCTCTCACAGTCCATCCTGCTGGCGCAATACTCTGCGCTCGCTTGATCTACATCTAACAGTTTCTTGCTCCTAAGCTTCATGGTCGGCCTCCTTTCGCTCTCCAACGCTACAATAATCGTCCGGCATCATGTCACGCTCAAAATTGTCACAGTAGACGATGTTGTCTCCCGGTCTGGTGGCATATATACACTCCCGGCACCTGACCACAGGCACGGCGGAGATGGTAGGGGCGTTTATCAATGCCATATATCGCTCTTGAGCAGTTTTACATTCCAAATTGAATTTATCGAGTAGTTCGCTTCTATCAATCAGCCTCATGCTCGTCCTCCTCGTCCATGCGAGCGCCGCACGAAGGGCAAAACATAAATTTACTTGGCTCAATGCCCCAGTTGTTATTTTCGTCTTGATGGAATAAAGAAACCCCACAGTTTGTACAGCATACCCCAGAACCATAATCTGACCAGAAAGCGTGCCTCACCTCCGCAACGTCGGCGGCGGGGAGCCCCTCAAAGTCCGAAACAACAGAGGCACATGATTCGTCTGCGAAAAGCCATAGCAGATTGATAGCATCCGCCCTCTCGATGTACTCCTTCATTCGTCCACCGCCCACTTCTTCATATTCTCGTATAGTTCATCCATTTTTTTGCCCCATCCCTTAAGTTTACAAAAGGTAAGAATGCCCAAGGCTATCCACTCCACAGCGGCTATAATTGTAAGAATATCAGCCATCCTGCTCCCTCCGTAGTGCGGCCCAGTCCGAAAAGAATAAATCTTTCAATTTTTCGAATAGTTCGTTATTGTCTTTTGGGACTACGATAATTCGTTTCTCCCTGTCCGCCTGGGCCAGTTCGCGGAGGCGGTCAGGTGTTATACCAAGGGCTTGTCCGGCCAGCTTTAAAACAGCATCCTCATTAACTGCCCGCTTTAGGTCCTCCGGCTCCAGACCAGTGTCCTCGTAGGCGGCGAAGCGGTCAACAGCTTTTCTGGAATACTCGGTATCGCCGATACGCAAACGCCACTTGCCGCCGTCAAAGTATGTCAGCCGTTCCATGCTCACCCCTCCTCCGGGCCGCGCCATTTCCAGTTACATTTATTGTTATCGCGGCAAGTTTTGCACCTATCGTCCATCTTCCCATCTGAAAGATATTGCTTTCCGCTCCATGCGCACTTCGCACAGAAGCCACGCCAAGATTCAATAGCTGCATCCCTTTCCCGCTTCACCTGCTCCAGCTCGGCCCGCAGCTCCTTGTTTTCGGCTTGGAGCGTGGAGAGGGTGCTCCGTACTTTCTCCACCACGGTTCTCATGTTCTGCATTGTGTGGTCGTCCCAGCTGGTTATCCAGCGCAGGAACCGCTTCTCTCTCTCCGTCAACTCTACACCCCGTAAAATGTCCTCAAATTCCGCTGGGATTTTCATTATTTTTTCCCCTTTCCGGCGGCCCATCAAAGGCCGTCCAGTATTGGCCGTACAGATCTAGGCTAAACGGCTTGATGTGCTTGCAGTA